TGGAACCATCTTCACAGTTGCTTCAGCGGCAGGAACTGATTACTATGATGATACTCTCTACAATTCAACTCTTAAAACTAAGATTGATAGCTTGAGAACATCACAAGACATTTCGGGTAATACAGATGCTACTGCAATTCGCGCTAACTACACCAACATCTTCAACAAGTTTGAAAACTTCTGTAACCTTCCAAGTAACACTGGTGGTCGTGGAGACTGTGTGTTTATCGCTGACCCAATCCGTCACTTCCTTGTAACTGGAAGAAACACTAAGATTCTTAGCGATAAGACTAAGAATTTCCAAACTGATGTTTACTGGCCAATCAGACACCAATTCGAATTGGCAAACTCTTCGTATGCCATCACCTATAGCAACTGGGCGTTGATTTATGATGACTTTACTGGTGAAAATGTCTGGATTCCATTCTCTCCATTCGCAGCTTCTGCAATGGCTAGAACGGATGCCAATGAATATCCATGGAGTGCCCCAGCTGGTTACACCAGAGGTATCGTAACAACTGCACTTGATATCGCTGTCAATCCTAATCAGAAGCAACGTGATGAACTCTACAAGAGCAACGTCAACCCGCTTACCTTTAGCGCAAGCGACGGTATTGTTATTATCGGTCAGAAGACCCTTAATAAGAAGCCAAGCGCATTCGACAGAATCAACGTTCGCCGCTTGTTCTTGACACTTGAGCGTCCAACCAAGAAAGTATCCAAATACTTCTTGTTTGAGCCGAACAATGACTTCACAAGAACTCGTTTTGTGAATACTTTGACTCCGCTCTTTGAATACGCGAAGCAAAACGGTGGTTGCTATGATTACTTGATTGTTTGTGACGAAAGGAATAATACAGCGGAAGTGATTGATGCCAATGAATTACATGCTGATGTATTTATCAAACCAACTAGAACAGCAGAATTCATCACAGTAACATTCACAGCGACGAGAACAGACGCTAATTTTAAAGAACTTATATAATAACAAGAAAAAGTCAAGATCAGATCTTGACTTTTTCTTTAATTGATTGATAATTATGAAAATTACAAAGTATTAAGAAATCATGAATTTAAAAAATGAAATACATAAATGTTTTGATGTTAAGGGCAACTTAAGTTTTAAAAAAATATCAAAAGATTTATTAAATGAAATAATCAAAGAAACGTCATTTCTTGATGAATATAATGCAAAGCCCCAAGAACGAATCTATTGCATACTTAATGATATTAAAGAAATTATAAAATGCCCAATTACAAATAAAAAATTAAGATATTCTCCACAGAATAAAAAATACAATAATTCATTTAATTATAGTCAAAAAAACAAAGTTGTAAAAAATAAATTCAATTACACAGAAAAAAACAAAAGATCATCTGACGAATTGAAACAAAAATATTTAAATTCTGATTATAGTTTAATGAGTAAAGAAGAGTGCTCTGAGTTTTTTCATAAACATTCAACCCAAGATAATGTTTCGTTTAGTATCTCTCGATTATTAAAATATCCTAATTTTGCATGTAGTGTTTTTTATTACACGTCGTTCATTACATTGGATGATTTTTCAATATCTGAGCGTGTTTATTGCATAGAACATAATATACAGGCAACGCCAACAGATGATGAAAATAATCATCTACCATTTATAAACAGAAAAAAAGGATATAGTAAATATGCATCCCGCAAAGACATGCATGAAAAACAAATGATAGCCATATCATCTCAAATAGAAGAAAAATTTGAAATCTTATCGTTCATTAAAGACCAAAATACGACTACGACATCCAGAGTTGAAGTTAAATGCAAACAATGCGAACACATTTTCAAACCATTATTTAAAAATAAATTATGGAGTGTTATATATTGTCCTAATTGCAACGGTCATTCTGGCAGATCAAGAGAAGAAAATGAAGTTGTTGACTTTTTAAAAACTTTAGGGATCGACAATATTATTTTAAACGATAGAACCATGCTTAATGGACATGAATTAGATATTTATCTCCCCGACCATTCATTGGCAATTGAATACAATGGAATTTTGTGGCATTCATTCGGAACGACATTTCCAAATAACGCAGAAGAAGAATTGTATAAAAAACATAAACACTTAAAAAAGTATGAACAATGTTTAGAACGGGGGATATCTTTAATTACGATATTTGACAATGAGTGGAAATTGAAAAAAGATGTAATAAAATCGATATTGAGTAATAAATTAAAAAAAACGTCTAATAAAATATATGCTCGTAAATGTAAATACGGCGAGGTTGGTTTGGATATTGCTAAAAAATTTCTCGATGTAAATCATAGACAAGGTTCTTGTAAATTTACAAAAGCTATTGGATTATATTACAATAATGAACTGGTATCTTTAATGTGTTTTGGAAATAGAAAAATTACCAGAGGGGCATCAACATATGAATTAATTCGATTTTGTAATTTATTAAATACTCAAGTTATTGGGGGTGCTAGTAAAATTTTAAAACATTCCAACATTAAAAAATTTATCTCTTATTGCGATTTGAGATACAGTAATGGCGAATTATATAAAAAATTAAATATGAAATTAATATCAAAATCAAAACCAAACTATTATTATACATCAGACAACATCGTTCTATTACACAGAATGAATTTTCAAAAACACACATTGATAAAAACGGCGTCTGATAAAGAGAAAACAGAAAGAGAATTAATGTATGAAAGGGGATACAGAAGAATTTACGATTGCGGCAATTTGGTATTTTTGTATGACGCAGACACTTTTTGATAAGCACAAAACTAAATAACTATATGCCATCGAATATTGAAACATTCTTCTCTCAAGCTTCCCAAAAGCAATTTTCCAGAGACTTCTTATTTAGAATCAAAGACATTTCCTTTCCGGGACTATCCCTAAAGGGCGAAACTGACCTTGTGTATGCCAAGTCAGGTAACTTACCGGGCCGATCAATTGAAAATAAGACCGTTAGTTATGCTGGTCAAGTTTTCAATATCGGAGGTAGAGCTACCTATGAAGGTGCTGAAGGTTATTCTATCAGCTTTTACTCTGATCAAGCCCTTGATTTGAGAACTAAGCTTGAAAAAGCTTCCCGTGTAGCATTCAACAACGAAGATACTACTGCAAATCTTTGCATGCCCGGACCAGAAAGCAGCATCACTCTTGATATTCTTGCGGTTCCTTGCACAAAGGACATCAATGCATCCAGCGGTCAACCACTTCAAATTGTGAAGACCATCAAGTTGATTGGCGTTGGTATTCGTAATATCGGCGGCTTATCTTACACTATCGCAGAAGGAACTGGTGAAATTGTATCATTTGATGCTACATTTAGTTATCACTGGTATGAAGATTTCAGTTGATCACTAAATAGTTGATATGGGAATGCCAATCCAAATCAACGATTTCTTACAATCATTTAGCAGGGAGGCCAAATTTTGTTTGAGCCTCCCTGTCTTTTGGTCTGTATCAATTGATGGAGTCACAGCAAGCGCCATCAACACTATTTTAACATCTGCTGGTGAAAAATGGTCTGCTAATCTTACACCAAATGATATGAGTAAAGGTGATGCAGGTTCCATCTTGGTAGCACAATCTGTCACATTACCAACAGAATCATCAGAATTTGTGGCATTGGAGTTTGGATCAGGTAAAGGCGGATTTCTACCAACTCATGCAATGAGCAGTCGCACGAACTTTTTGAGTAGAAGTTTTTCTGTTAATATTTTGGAAACTGCCCAAGACTTGGAGCATGAGTTTTTCCGCCCTTGGATGATTGCAATGGGCATCAAAGGACTTATTGAAGATGGCAAGCCAAACTTGAAAGCTACTATGGTGGTTAAACAATACGATAACCAAGGCAATTTCAGAAAAGGTTACAAATTCAAAGGCGTCCATCCATTATCAGTTGAAGGATATACACTTGATTATGATTCAACTCAATTTACTGTCAAGAGTGTTGCTTTAGCTTGTTTGAATTACGAACCGATTTCTGCATGACATTAACATTTGGTAAACTAAAAGAGATATCAGCAATTATTGAAATGCGACAGGATGATAAATTCTGTTCATTTTTAAATGAATTTGAAGGTGATACAATTCACGAAAAGTTCAAAACCATTTTGAAACTATGGGAGTATCATGTTAGTGACACGATAACATTTGCATTGGACGGTAAAGAAATAATACTTCAAATATCATATCTTTTAAATCAATTATCGGAAAACTTAAACGATAATATTATTATAGAAGATAATGATAACACTTATGAGTTGGGCATACCCAATGTCTTTTCTTTTAATGAAACAGATAGCCTCCCTATTTATGATATATTGAAAAATATTAAGATTTCTGACATTTCTTTGAATTTATTATCGTTATCTAAATCTGATAAACGTTTGGTTATCAACAGATTACCCGCCAAGGTATTCTCTAAAATAACAGAACACTTAGCGGCTGATAAATCTAAAATATACAAGTTGGATAACCCAGCTTTAAACTTAATATCTATTAACTTTTACACAAACGCGCCTTATATCTTTTTAAGAGGATTGTTTTTAAACTATTCAAAGGAGTATTTTCAAGATATATTATTTTATCTATCTAAAAGAATTGACGGTCGTATATTGATGGACTCGGATATTAAAGATATCACATTCTTCATAAAAAAGTATAATGAAGAGATGCAATCTCAACAAAATAATGCACCGGGACTTGATTTTTAAAACTTGCAAGTAAATAGCACATATGGACGACAACGTTAAATTATTTCTGGATAAAATCAACGAGCTTGAAACTGAAAATTTGAAAGTTGATGTGATTTCAACTGGTAAAAAAATTGAATGCGAACCTTTAACATTCAAACAACAAAAAGAAATTATCGCAACAATCACAGAGGGTATTGTAGGAGCACTTAGATTTCAAAAAGTCATCAATGATGCTGTTTTGGAAAACACCTCCAATAAAACCTTAACAATCGTTGACAAAATTCTGATCGCTGTTCAATTGAGAGCAAATAGCGTAGGAACAGTTATTAAATTTGATGGAGAAGGACATGATGTTTTGAATGATGTTATTGAGAAATTGAAGAGTATAAAACCAATCACTTCAAAAAACATAAAAGGAGTCATCAATGTTGATCTTGAAATTCCTACTCTAATAGCCGAAAATCAAATTATCACGGCATGTGTTGATACTCTCAAGAAAGATTCGGACAAGGATATTGGTAAAAGTGTTGGAGATATATACACATTTGAAATAGTTAAATATATCAAGAACATATCAATCGGAGAAGATGCTATTGATTTTTCCAATTTATCCATCCGTGATCGTATCAAAATTGTCAATAACCTTCCTTTGTCTTTAAACAAAGAAATTACATTATTCATTCAAGCATTTAAATCACTTGAAACTGATGCGTTGACTGTGCGTATTAATAATTCAGATCGTTTAATTGATGTTGATGTCGCTTTCTTTGATTCGTGATTCTAAATAAGTAATGTGGAATCAATCGCAGAACTACTACCTACTTTAAACCGAATTCTTGGCTTTTTGCAAGGCATGGAAGGGGATAAAGGTGTTCCTAAACAAGATAAATTAGCAGAAACTAATATTATCAATTCTTCCATAGGTAATAGAGAATCGCAAAAGACCACATTTAGTTCACAGGAAAAAAGCAGAATTACCGAATTTGCAAAGATATTTGGTAATATTTTGGCGGATATTCAAAGAGCAAAAATGCCAGATGCAAAACCCCAAACATTTGTGGGTTCAATTGCCCGAAATCAAAATAAAACAGCAGGCGCTATAAATGGAACATCTCAAAATCAAACGCCATCACTATCCGGCCTTGGGGTGTCTTTGATGCTTATTGTCGGAGGTATAGCTGCTTTTGTAACTGGTTTGATGAACGATGGTCCTTTTAGGGGAGCATTAAAAATTCTATCAAGACTGGGCATAGAGGGTGGTTTGAAACTGTTAAAAAGCGTTGTTATGACAGCTTTTCACTCGCTAGTAGAATTACCTGAAAAGCTTTTTGGAACACTTGGTGGAAAGTTTATGGAGCTTATAGGCGAGTTTGGTGGCGGCTTGGGTGGAAGAGTTTTGGCCAAACTTGAAAAAAACTTTCTTGGAAAAATGGCTATCAAATTGTTGAAACCATTATCCAAAGTTTTAACAAAAATTCCAATTATTGGAACTCTTATATCATTGGGCTTTGCATATGCTCGTTTTAAAGAC